TGCAACACCTGTAGTTAAATCAGCAAAGCCAAAGTCTGCACGAGCAGCGGTAACTTTCTGACGACTTGTAATTTTTGTAATAGCCATTTATATTTCCTTAATTAACACATTGATTTTTTAGTTTTACCAGGCATCTTTTGAGCTGGCATGGGCATTTTCTTTGTTGGTTTCTTAGCCATAATATTTCCTTAATTAAAAGAACCCCACAGTATTAGTGGATATAAGAACTTTTATATAAATCTACTAATTATCTAAAATTAATTAGACAATCAGTAGACCTTTAGTTCAATAAACTAATATATTAGATTCATATGGCATGGTCAACGCACAAGCAACCAAAATGTTCTACAGATTTATCATAGATAGAGTAGAATTTAGGTTTCAAGAAACCAAACATTTTATCAATGTTTACACCAGGAGATGCATCATAGTTGAACCACTTTTCTGACCATTCAGGAGCACCTAAGTCAGCGAAGCCAAGTGCTTGAGGACCACAAAGTAATAAACGAGCACCATCAACTAAATTACCAGCACCCCATTTATCTACACCTGATGTAGCACCAAGAGTATTATAAACTAAACGATGCTCATGGAATACTAAACCATCAACAGTAACAATACCACCAGTAAACCAAGGTGAATCTTGACCATCTTTTAGAGCTAAGTTTTTAACTGCTAATTGATAGTCACTATCCTTCTTAAGTTGTGCCAACCCTTCTGGACGAATGAATACTATATGGTATTCTTTTCCACCAACATTCAATGGTTTAATATAGTGAGTTTTAGCATATACTACCATATCAACACAAGCTTTATATGTTAATACATCTGTAGCATCTACAGCAGTTGTATCAGCAGGTTGAAGACCAAGAGTAGAATCCCATCTACGATGACGTTTAGAAGTAGGAGCTTCAACATCAGCAGCAAATGCTAATGAAGCAAATGCACCTGAAGTACGAGCAGCACCATTGTTTGCATAAGCATAACTTACACCTGACAAGGTTAAGAATGCTAATTGATCCATACGATTTGCTAACCAATAGGCTAACCTATCTTTAGCATTTTCACGGAAGTTTACAACTGTCTTTTGTTCTGCTAATTTACCTTTTTGACGAACACCATGTGAGATAAGATCAATAGTAATCTTATCATTGTAGGTCTTCATTTCTTCTTCATTTTTTTGTATTACGAATCAACACGTTACATTGATTCACTTAATGTTTCCATTAAGAATAGACTATATCTTCAATTATTTTATTTGATTTACTAAGATTTTCATAATAAGGAATAATTCTTAAATTAGCTGGAACATGCAATCCTTGTACAATGTCATTAGTCAAAGGAATTATATGATCTACATGAAATTGTATTCCAGTAAGAACAGTCAACTCTCTAGCAGATTTATATATCTCTTTAATAATAGACATATCACTCCACCAAGGAGTAGCGTTCTTTTTTATGGCCCGTCTTTTACCAGAGTGAAAATTACCAAGTATATTAACACGCTCTTTATTTATTCTACGCCATTCTTTAGCTAATTCTTTTTCTTTATCTGAATTAAGAATCCAATATTCTTTTCTATATTCAGATACTTTTTCTTTATTATCTTCTTTCCAATCTTTAGTTTCTTTATAAAGCTTTTCTTTGTTTAAACTTTTATATTCATTATCCCATTTTCTTCTACAAGCTTTACAGGAGTTTAGATGACCATCAGGCATCTTTTTATTTTTATAAAAGTAAGACAAAGGGTATGCTACTTTACAATCTATACAAATTTTCATAATTGTTCTCTATTTCGAAGGCGTTTGCCATCTACTTCCCGAAGGAATAGTCGTTGAAGGTTCCTCTAGTTCGAGGCTTCCTTGCTGATTGTCCAATCTTTTAGATTTTCAAACATTCATGCCTAGCCATATTTCATGCTTACATTGTAGTTCTAAAAGCTCTAAGGAGTTTCCAGCAGTAAAAAGAATTTATTAAAGTGAGAGCAATGAATAGCTTATGCAGCCATTTGAAGCAATTTACCCTCACGTTCGTTATCACCGACTACACCATCTTCTACAAGATCGGCAAGTAAATGCATGATAACTAACTCACCACGTTCAGTTTTGGTAAGTTCGGTAATACGTTGTACTACAGCATCTGATCCACCAGTAAATTTATTGATAAAGGTGAGATCACGTGCTTGCTGCCAGAGGTCTTTTGTGTCTCTAACAACTGTTTTTATTAACTTTACCTTTCGATAAAGACTAGACTATATCTTCAACAATATTATTGCTTTTCTTTAAGTTTTCTTCTTGTGTAATAATACGTAAATTCCAAGGAACATGTAATCCACAAACATCTTTATTAATTAAAGGCACTATATGATCTACATGATGTTCAATACTCGTTTTAAAGGATATTGATTTACACATTTTATATATTGACTTTATCTTTGATCTATCTGTATCTGATAACCAAATAGGTAATGCTTGGCTTTTTTGTGCTCTTCTTTTAGCACTCTTCTCTGCAAATACAGAGGGATTATTTTCCTTATAGACTACATGATAATTTCTATCATATTCTCTATGTGCCTCTAGGTTATTTAATCTATCTTCATTTTGTTTAATGTTAATAGTTTCTCTATTAGCTTCTCTATATTGTTCTTTTTTAATCAATATAGTTTCTACGTTATTTTTATAATAAACCCCCATCTCTTTTGAGATACAAAGTTTACATTTAGATGTTATGCCTTTTTTTCTATCTTTTCTTACATGAAATTCAAAAGGTTGTTTCATCTTATTACAGCAAGTACATTTATAAAGCTTACTCATATTGTTGTTCTCCATTTCGGGTTATATAAACCCTACGCTTTTCAGCTAGTCGTTGAACCTTCTACCTAAGTTGGTAGCTTGGCTGCGGATTATCTAATCTAATACATTTTTACTATATCAATCACATTACTGATTGCCCTATAATACATTACTGTTTATAGTTAGTAGTATTAGCTCTAAAGAAGTTCCCGCAATTAAAAGATTTACTTAGATACTTAATTGTATCTTATGGCCAAAAGATTATATAAATCACTTAGTTAAACCATACCATTTTCTGATCAGCTGTTAAAGCGGCGAAATTTGTTAATGCCATTTTAGGTTTCCTTTTATTAAAATTAAAAATTATTTAAAACATTAGTTTCCATTTCGGAGGATAGGCCGACCAGTTTATCGTAATGGCATACGAAGTTAAAATTAGTGAGGGTAGTTATATGCCGCCCTCAACAGCAGCCTAGCACTCTAGGACTTACTTCTTTCTTCTTGGAGTATAGTAATTCCGTTTCTTATAACTTGTTCATCCCTTTAATCTCCACGAAGAATACTTTTCTCTTTAGCAGTGAGTTTACTAAAATCCCTTTCACTCATTTTCTTTACATCAACTTCACCTGAATCAGATGTTCTACTAGAAGATGTTCTAGTTTTAACAGGTTGTTGTTTAGATGCAGCAGCAGCCTTTTTACCAGCATCTGCCTTTCTTTGTTCACCTATAGAGGTCTTAGCTTCTTTCTTAGTATAAAGAGGAACTACTTTACTAATAGCTAACTGTAATGACTCTACTTTACCCTTACCCGCTGCAATATAACCAGCTAAAAGAGTATTAACAGTATCTACAGCTTCCTCGTTATAAGACTTACTTTTATGATCTAGAAATGGATGTCTAGATTCCATAGTCTCAATAGATGCTTGGAATCTTTCTTTTTCAATATATAAAGAACTTTCAGATTTAGCTTTATTTGTAGCGTTCTCTTCTACTCCATTAATAAGAGAAAGAAATTGTTCTTGTTGTTTCTTATTAATCTCATTGCGAAGTTTTGTTGCTTGTGCTATCTCTCCTTCAATAATAAGAGATATATATTTTTCTTCAGCAGTATCAAAGTCATATGAAGGGACTATAGGTTTAGCCTCTTCCTCTCGTTTATTATTTTGATTAATAAGTTTTTCTAATTGTTGTTCTAACCAAAGATTTCTATCTTTAGCTTCTTCTCTCTGACGAATAACCTCATCTAATCGTGATTTAGGTATCTTAGGAGATTTCTTAATAGGCTCTTCTTCCTGTTCTTCCTCATACTCCTCCTCTTCCTCTTGTTCTTCATCTTCCAGAGCTTCTTCATCTTCCAGATCTTCCTGATCATCTATTTCAATATCTTTATTATCATCCTCTGATACTTCAAAATCATCACCACGATCTACATATTCATCTTCTACTTGCGCCATCTTTATTCCTATATCGTCATTAACGTAAACATTCAGTATCGCCTGAAAGGTGCGGTTAGTCTAAGAGTAAATTATGGGCTACTCTTCTTGCCCATCCTTTTCCTTGGGATTCCCATATTGTACAATCAGTCATAAATAATAATCTATTAGCATTATATTTTGCTTTTAGATTCTTTATTGTTTTACATCTTGAAAGTGTTAATGGACCAAGTTTTCCATCTATCTCAGTTCCTACAGTTTGTTGTAGGAGCTTTACTGCTTTAGTTTTACCAGAATTAACAGAGGTATCAAAGAGATCGAA